ATATTGTTTAATCCTGATACAATTCCTTGACCGTATTGTTGAGTAACAACTCTGAACAATAATGAATTTGGTTGGTGAGCCGCGTTAAATACGTTTTGACATTCTGTTGATGCAGTACTTGCAGACCATGGTGCTGAGGTATAAGCACCGTTAGCAAAAATTCTTAAATCCGCTAAGAAAGTTTCAGAATCATATTCGTTACCATCAGGTCCGATTAATTTTCCTGAACCTGTGTCAGCAAATCCACACATAGAAACAATTACTTTTCTAACGTTTTGACCGTCTAACGTTGTTCCTGTTAAATCAGTTAACCCACCATTTTCCCAAACTTGGATAGTTGTTCCAACAGTAACTGCTGACCATTGTCCTTTAGAGTAATCGAATAAACCTGGAGGGTCTAATTGTCCTTCATTTCCTTCGTAGAATAAATCATAAAGATTTTTCTTACCGTAAGTAGATGATGTACCGTAACCTAAACCTGCTTGTGCTTGTGCCGCAGTTAAACCATTAACCGCTCCAACTGGACCGTAGTGTTCTCCTGATGTACCATCGTAAGCGTTACCCGGTGTTTGAGCAGTTCCTCCATCATACCCTTGAATTTTAGGTACAAAGTAGAATAATTTACCGATTGGTAAGTTCATAGCTTGTACAGAAACGATATCATTCGCTAATAATTTAGAGAATACACGTCTAACGATAGGGAAAACAACAGTTTCAAATGAACCTGAAGAACCTTCTGAAGTAGCTTCGTTTATTAAGTGAGACGCTTGATTCTCATATAACTGAGCTACGTTCTCTTTTAGGTGACCTTTAAGGCCTTCTAGGAATCCTAATTTATCCCATTTGTTGATTGTATCTTCTTTGATAACTTTAAGGTGTTTTAACCCGATGTTACCTACAAGACCTGATTCTAATAATGCTCCCATTTTAGTTTTTTTTTGTTTTTTTTTGTTTAGTTTATTTTTATGTTTTATTTCATTTTAGACATTAAGTCTTTCATTCTAAGGAATTGAGGATTTTCATAAGTTTTGTTCTCAATTAAGTTAATCGCTGAACCTGTCGTTGGTGCGTTTTCAATTTTACGCTCAAATGATTCATTCATTGATTGACTTGTTGTAGGTGAAAGTTCGTCTTTAATGGTTTTGTACAAACCTTTAGATTCTTTGATTGATTCTACACCATCAAATCTTCTTAAAATATTGATTTTTTCTTGTTTTGATGTTGAGTGTTCAGTGAACAAACGTGTAGCGTATGCTAAGTTTGAGTTGAATACCGCAACCTCATTCAATTTATTTCTGAAGATGTTTAATGCTTTTCTGTATTCTTCATTCTTTTCTCTAAGAACTTGTACTTCATTTGTTGTACTTTCTTTAAGTGCCGTGTTAAACGCTGAGTGAGCTCTTGGTTTTGGTAAACCACCTTTTCTACCCGCTCTACTACCTGCACCTAATGTACGTACACCTTCTTTGGTTTCTGCTTTTTTGATTGTACCAACAACTTTGTTAGCACCAACCTTAGAGTTTTCGCCGTCTTTATATTCAAATTTTGCTTTACCCGTACCAACTGATTTAGGCCCTTGTTTCATTTTTGTTTTGAAACCTGTACCTTGATTTGGTTTTTTTGAGTAAACATTTACGTTAGGACCTTTTCCCATTCCAACTCCTTTTGGTTTGATAGTTTTCTTACCTGACTTAGATTCGTACATGTTCATGTCATCTTCCATGTCATCTTCCATGTCGTCTTCATCATCCATGTCTTCAGAATCAAATTCATCATCTTTAATATTAAAGTGATGTCTCATAGATTGATTTTCAGAATGTCCCCATTCTTCCAATTCTTCTTCATCTTCATCGTCAAATGCGATTTCGTAAACAACTTGGTCAATGTCAGCATCGTCAACCATGTCTTCTTCCTCGTCAAATTCTTCTGAGTTAAACATGTCTTCGTCTTCCATCATTTCTTCGGAGTCGTCCTCGTCAAAAACTTTTGCAACGATGTCATCAATATTAGAATCAGATTCGTAAAACTCTTCTACATCTTCATCTTCATCTTCATCATCGTCATACATGTCTTCCATTCCTTCACCAACAATCATATATTCTTTGTTTGCTTGATTGTCCTTAAGATTAATATTACCGCCAGCGTCTTTCGTTACTACGATATTATCATCAGGTCCCATCAATTGGAATACACGAAGAACTTCTTCGTCTGATTTGTTAGTTAAGTCGATTGGTTCTGCCATGTCATCATCTTCCATGTCATCTTCCATGTCATCATCTGACATGTCTTCGTCTTCAACGTCTGTATCTTGGTTATCAACATCCATGTCCATGTCATCCATGTCCATATCCGCATCGTCTTCAACCTCGTCATCTGATTCTTGTTCAAATAGAGATTCTTTTACCAATTCTTTGATTTCTTGCGACATTGTTGAAGCAAGTATTCCTTTTGCGTTTTCGGCAACCGCTTCTTCCAAATTTTTCATTTGAATGATTGCATCTTCTACTAATGATTTTTCTTTTGCCATTGTGAGTTATATATTTTTATATATAAATATTACCAATTGTGAAAAAAGTTTAATTTAACCCAATTCCAATCGGTTTATTTATTACTTAATAAATATCACCCATTTGACAAAAAATAAAAAAGGAGACCTTTTGGGTCTCCTTTTAATTTATTATTGAAATTTAATTTACTCTATCACTTCATCAATTTTACTTTCAACAATTGCCGTAATTCTCCAATCTTGGGTATACGACTCAAAAATCTTAGTTATTTTCGCCTCAACATCAGTTGGTGTGAATCCGTTCACTAATTTTTCTTCTCTCAATTTTTTAACTTTTCCTGTTTCAGAATCTACTGAATCAATTGTAACTTTTGCTACGAAATACTTTTCTCCTTGTTCCATGTTTAATAATTTTTTTTTTATCTGTTTCCTAAATAATCGTTCAATTTTTTCATTAAGTCAAGCGATTTGTTTCCTGAATCCCCAACATGTTTTTCTACCGACATTCTTTTTTCTTCTTCAATGTTCTCTTCAAAATTACCTTTATCTTCTTTATTTAAGAAAAGATACGCTCCTGGTGTTGATGGAGAAGAAACTAAGTCAAAACAGATTAATTCAAAATCGTCTTGTACTTCATTCTGTTCACCAATCTTTTTTAAAGACCCAACACCTCTTGATGAGATACCAAGGGTTACACCTTGTCTTAAGTAGTTTGCCGCCATATCTCCTTTAGTCGATACAATTCCTCTTTCGTGGAATCCTGGACTTGTCAATAATTTTAATTTACCCATTAAGGTTGGTCCTTCCCACCAAACATCTGTAATTAAATGAGACACTCGGTCTAAATCAATTAGTGATGATTCGGGGTGATTTAACTCAGATAAAGAGGTTCCCTTTTGGATTAGTTTTTTATAATTGTCCGCTTCTCTTTTAAGGATACGTTCAGGATATATTCTACCGTTTCTATTAGGTGTATTATATTTTTGTAAAACCGCATAAAACTCAAATGGTTTAGAATGGTCCAACATATTTGTTGATTCTAATATGTAAGAGTTTTGTTCACTTTTTGGTGAAATGTATCCCGCATCATACTCGACTAATATTCCTTTACCTGACTCACCAGGTTTTATAATTTTTAGATTCATCTTTAATTTTAATTATAAATATTAAAGATTGTCTATTTGTGTCACTAATTCTTTTCTTTTCCCATTTTTAGTTGGGTAAAACTTAAAGTACTCGTGTTCATTAAAACTTTGTTGTAGAATGTCTTTTGTCATTTTTTTCAGAGAATCTCGTAATCTAATTGATTTGAAGTCCGTATCTTGTTCTTTCAAGTAAATGTTAATTTCTAAATTTAAGAATGATTTTTTTCCTGTTGATAATCCACTTGAGCGTAAATCTAAATCAACAATGAAGTTGTCATCAAATAAGAGTCTATCAAGACTATTATGTACAATGTGTCTTATTTCCCGACTTAGATTTAAAACAACCCTGTTCCAATTCTCTGTGTCTTTTATTGGTTCTACCCATGTTTGAAGATTTAAATAAAGTGATTTAAAGTTTATTGAGTCTACCGTGCCATACACGACTTTTGTAGACTTGAATCCTTGGATTTGTGAGGTTTTCCCCTTTTTCATTAATTTCCATATTTTTATAGTTTATTTTCCAAAAAAATAGGTATTATTGTTCCAATAGTCAAAATAAATTAAAATGGAA